TTAGCTGGACAAGGATGTCATGCCCCGGCTTAACGATTGATTGAACGAATTGTTCGTATGGTGTGCTTAGTTTCATTTTGTATGTATGTTAAAGTATGCCAAGCCGAAACAACCTGATTCAGCTAGGTGGACTAACTTTCCCTCACTACCTATGCTCTCGTCAAGTATCTTTTTAGTTATCATCTGAGGATGCCCATCATGTGGTTCGATATCAACCCATTCAAAGATGCGAAGAATCTTTGCTGCTCGCAATGCGTTGCTGATGATTAACGCAGGGTCATCTGTGTGCTGGAGACAATTGTAAATCCAGCACTCATCGAACCCCTCTTCCACCACGTCCTCACCTCGCATAACAAGACATTCAACACCATGCTCATGGTATCGAGCGTATGTCCACTGCGGATACTGTAGTGGATCCACTACCAATGCCCTGCCAAGTCCCTTTGATTTGAGCAGCATGGACGTTGGGCCACCTCCTATGTCGATTACTGACTTGCCTGACAGGCTGAACCCGTATCCCACCTGATGCAGTCCCATGAATCGAGCGTAGACATAGTGCTTCTGGTCTTCATCGAATGTATTGCAGCAGTCTCCCCAGTAATTTGCTTCAAATGTGTAGTCACTCATATTGTTTATGTATTAAATAATTTAACCCAACCTTCTATTCTTTTATTCCAATCAAATGTTTCAATCGCATATTCTTGTATTTTTGCACAAGTAGCCCGATACAACTGGTGGTCTTGTTTATATCTCAAGATTGCTTCTCTTGTTTCATTGATAAAATCATTTACATCAATTGAGACTACAACTCCACCACTTTTAACTGCATCCTCTGCATAATATCCAACAGGAGTTCCTATCGTCAGTCTTCCTGCTGCTGCGGATTCCATCATTGGCAAACCTCCAGCCTCCTCGGTTGATGACATCACAACGCAATCAACCCTGCCATAGTACGAAGGCATACACAAGTGATTCATCTCTGGAAATGATAACAACTCCACATCGATTCCATTTACAGCATCTTCTACCAACTTGCCCCTCTTTATCTCCTCGTTCAAGAAGTTCTTGGTTTCCTTCATCCCAGCATACCCAATTACAGATAGTCGATGAGAGATGTTGCGCTCAAAAACATCCGTATGGATTCCAAGTTTCACAATGTCAGGAACCCTGCTAACCCCAAACTCCATAGATTTGTTCTTTAGGACGCTTGATATAACAGCATACCCTTTAAGTTGGGAATAAAAATCAACCCCATAATCTTTCCTAGCCAGCAATATGTCCCATTGACCATGAGCAACGCTTACTATCTTGTCCAACGGAATCCCTCGATAATGCAACGGAATTACTGCCTCTGGAGTTGTAACGAACACATCGTATGTTCTATTCAAGAAATCAAACTCATGCTGTGAATACGGAATAGTCCAGTCAAGCAAATTTGCGTATATCCCGTGTTTATACAATTCCTTGCATAGACCATGATGAATAGACCCAAATGCCCACCTGTTTTGAGTGTAAAATAATACTTTCTTCATATGCCTAAATTCCTACGAGTTACATATCCTTTGATTGCACAATAATTGTATTCGCAATGGGTGAATTGTGGATCATTCCAATGATACCATCCAAACTTCTTTTCGTAGTGATGAATGTCGAACTTTGTAGCTAAATCAATCAGGTTAAAGTTGGATTTGTGGATCTCATACGAGTTATCCAACGCATCGTCTTGCGGCATGAAAGTAGGCCACAATGCAAATACCCAATCACTGCGATACAAGAAGTAATCGATGTAATCAATTGCTTCTGACCTAAAGAAGTGTTCAAGAACATCTCCAAATATTACTGCATTATATCTTCTCCTTGGGTTTACTTTGGCGAAATCTTGAACATTACAGTAATGAACTTTGCTATATATATCGCTCAACTTGTAGTCATCAATGTATTTCTGCGTTGGTTCGATTGCCTCAATATTAATGTTTGGCAGTATTGATTTTATTATATTACCATACTTCCCCGCTCCTGCACCAACATCAAGAACTGACTGCGGATTGACTTTGTTAATGTGACTTGATAGCAATGTATCAAATGTTTCTGATGAAAATGGCATTAGTTCAGTTCCTCTTTCAGCTTGCGATAGTGTGCTACTGCTTGGGGCCATAAGTCATGCCAACCTGATGACGCTACTAGTCGATCCGCGCAGTCCTTCCATCTGTCACGCTCCTTGGTTATCTTGTCTATCTCTTCTGTTGTATCGTTCATATTGTTTTTGTTTGTGACAAATAGTGGGTAGTATTTGTCACAAGGTTTGTTAGTGATTGGATGGGTAAGTCATTGTCATTGCATCGATTCCGTTGCCATCAGCGTACCAACCTGCTCCGTTGTACACGTCTAGCACGTCTTGGAAGTACTTCTCGTACCTCGGTGCAACCTTCTCAAGCGTGAAGTTCTCACCAAACGCACGGCAGTCCGCTGGTCTGATCTTATCGATGTTGTTGATTGCATCGACGTAGTCACCCATCGTGCGGCATCGATACCCAGTGACCCCATGCAGGTTATTCTCTGCGAATGATCCCCAGTCAGACGTGATGGTTGGTGTGCCAGATAGCAGGTTCTCGATCTGGACTCCACCGAATGGTTCGACGTATTGTGATGGCAGGAAGGATGCCTTGGCTTTAGACATGAGTTCTTTGCGCTTAGGAACGTCAGCATAGCCCACATACTCGACATGGGGTGGGAATGTATACCCTGCCTCGCATTGACCCGCTACAACCAGTTTCACTCCTGCTCTGCGCGTTGCATCGATTGCGATATCTACACCCTTGCCAGAGTAGACCCTGCCAAGGTACAAGAAGTAGTCTTCCTTCTTGTCGTTGTAAGTGAAGTCATCGATATCGAAATAGTTAGGTATCACCACGGAATAGTTATCCTGCTGGCATCTTCCCACTGCACCCATGCCACAGAACGCATGGTAGATGGCATATGACTCCCAAACCTTCCATTTAGCCCAGTGACCCCCCGCGTACCCTATCCCCGGCTCAACTACGATCATATCATGTTGGTGTGCATCACATATCGGTCTGACTCCAGACCCCCAAAATGGAAGAATAAAGTCGTTCTTTTCCTTTCGAAAACCTACCTCCCGAATGGCATTGGCATAGAACGTCTGGTATGCATGATCATTGGTATCGAACTTGAAGAACGTTTTCCTCCAGTCATGACTGCCATAACTCTTAGCAAAGTCATCATTGGTCAGGACGCTGACGTGTTCTGTGCATTGAAGGTCACTGTCCTCATGCCCGTAGTGGATCACCTCATGCCCCCTGTTGGTCATAGCTTTTGCAAATTTGACCACCTTCTGCGTGTATGCACAGGCATTAAACTCTTTGGATGTAACTGTGTGTGGTAACCCTAGTGCGTGAAATTTCATTTTTGTTGTTTTCATTATGTACTACTGCTGTTATGTGAAGTTATTGATTATTTTCCTTACTTTTCAGCTTGTTAATCAAGGACTTCTGCTTGTTTACGTCATGCTGCAATTCATGGATGATTTGCCGCAATTCTCTAATGTACTGCTTTTGTTGCTGAATTATACGCATCTCTGGTGTTATCTCATGCGCTTTCATAGGTTCTCTAGGATCTCGGTTAGTTTCGCTTTCATGTTATTGACTTGTTTCAAATTGTAATAGTCTTGTGCGCTCACTTCGTATGTTGAGTACCTGTGGAGGCACTTCTGGTTATCGCAGTATCTACGTCTCGAAAATCGATTGCCGAAGTCACGGCATTCCATAACATGGGTCGTAGAACTGCATTTGGGGCATAATTTGACCATTATGGATAAACCCTAGATATGGGGTATTTGAAAATAGTTACCACTATATGGTGATTATTATCGACAGGATTGCGGTTTTTGTGGTTATACTGCGTTGGCAAATCGTTCGCTATCACAAGTCCTCTTGCGCCTCCGCTTCGATCTGCGGCTCGATCAGTTGTTGCACTGGTTGAGGATCTCGCCCCTGAATTAGATCTATTGGTTCTGCATTGCGATCACCTATTGTGAATGTAACGTTGAGTGGCTTTGCTCCAGTGTTCTCTATTTCGATTTTGTCTCCGTACTGACGTGCGTTCCATTTACCTAATAATCGTAGTCGAGTATCGATGCGTACTCGCTTCTCTGCTGCGTCTAGCATTGGATCATCTGCAATGCGAATGCAATCGTCTGCTAGTGCGTGAGTGCCGATTTTTCTTGCGTGTGCGGATTTGTTGCGAAAGTTTTCGTTGGAAGATTCCCAACGCCATACTGTGGAGTAGTTTGGCATACCTTCGAGGTTACAGATGGATGAGAGTGTTTGACCTATTGAAAGTCGTTCACAGATTTCCTCTGCGAGTTCCTCGTTGTACTCT